CAATAACGATGTTGAAGAATTGAACCTCGACAACGAACGGTCACTGAATGAACTAGGTAACGCCAGTTGGAAGGTCTCATTCGACGGCAGTATAAAAGGACCCGGGTTCATCGGTGAGATAGTTATAGGCAACCCTGACCCTGCGAACATATTCCCTGACCCATCAGCCTACGATATAGACGACTGTGAGTGGATTATATATGCCTTCAGGATGCACCGCAGAAAAGCCAGAAGGATATACGGCGAGATAGTCGACGAGATAACCAATGACAATTCCCATTCAGATACGGAGATTTACGAGAACACCAAAAAGAGCGTAGACGACGACACACTGTTAGTTATCGAATACTGGTACAGAGACGACGAGGGAGATGTAGCCTGCTCAACTCAGATCAACAACATTGAAGTCAAACACATCCCCAAATATTGGATTAACACTGCCGCATCAGGGAACAAGCTATTCCCATTCGTCAAGTACGGCAAAATTCCCGTTAGAAAAGCGTTCTGGGACAAAGGCGAGATAGAGGCAATAAAAGACCTTGTAGACGCTGCTGACAGGGAGTTTATGGATGCCTTAATGAATGATTCCTTCGCCGGTAACGACATTATCCTCGAGGAAGAGGGAGCCTTTGCCGACAACTTTGTGCCCACCGCTCTCCCGGGAGCCAGGTGGAAGGTTAAGCAGAATAAAATAAACGCCGTAAAACGCTTGGGAGGACTCAAGAATAGTATTAACTCGCTCCCGATAATCGAGTTCATCCACAGTAAGATTCAAGAGACGAATGGAAATTTCGCTACAAAAGGCGCGGAGCCTCAGAGGGTCACTACAGCAACTGGCTTGGCTCAGTTGAGGGAGGACAGGAACGCCCGTGAGACAATTAAGAAGGCCGGTAGGTTACAAGGATTCAAGAGGCTGTATGAACTCATCGACTGGACGGCCTTGGAGTTCTATAACCAAAACCGGATGATTCTTGTTAGAGGTAAAAAAGAGGGCGAACCCGACACATCATTCCCATTCAACAGCAATAATATCCGTGTATTGGATGGAGCAATGACCGAGCAGACGATGGAGCCAACCTACTACTATCCCAAGATTGACACCGTAATCACCGCAGGGGATGGAATTAAACAGTCCAAGGCCTTCACGTTAGCCGCGACCCAAGAACTCGCCAAACTACCCATAACGCCTGAGAATAAGGGCATTGTAATGAGTATTATAGACATACTCGACCTGCCGAACAAGAAGGAACTAAAGGAGAGTATAGAGACTGCTATACCTAACATGCGAAGCGGAGGCATCCCGCCCGAGGTAGAGCAATTCTTGCAGACACTTCCGCCTGAAGTGCTAGACATGGTGATGAGCCTGCCCCCCGAAGAACAGATGCAACAGGTTCAAACGATGATGCAGGTTCCACCTGAAGAACTTCAGATGATGATAGATGAGATGTTGGGAGGTGGTATGGGTGAAGCAGTCTAAAGGCAAAGGGATGATGGATAAAAAAATGCAGAAAAAGATGGGCAAGAAGGGTAAAACAATGCCTGAGATGCCGAAACTTGAAAAAGCCATGAAAAACAGATGTATGTAGCACTCATTGAGTGCTTTTATTATGCCCTTGGGCTGACTACGCGGAAAGACGTGGAATCTATGGTCGACGGACCTTAAACGGGAGGATGTATGTTTAATTATCACGTTCCATTGAATCTTCAGCTGTTTGCAGAAGGCGACGACGGCCTACAGTCGGAAAAGACATTCACCCAAGAAGATGTTGAGCGCATCGTTGGGGAACGTTTAGGGCGCGAAGGCATCAAGGACATGAAAGAGATAGTCGAAACATTGAAAGAATTCGGCTACGAAGGTTCTCCCTCGGAAATCAAGGCCGCTGTCAAGGCGCAGGCGGAAGAGTTTAAAAGGCAGACAGAGGAATACAGAAAACAGGCTGAACTCGAAGCCTTAAAAGACGAGGCGAAAGAAACGGGCACGACACCTGAACTTCTGAAAAGGATTGAAACCCTTGAGAAGAAATTGTCGGAAGCTGAACAGGAAAAAGAAGATAAAAAGAGGCAGGTTGAGACCGAGAAACAACAACAAGAAGCCTGGGACACTCAGGTGAGTGAATTCGCCGAGAAATATCCCGATATAGACATTGACAAACTCGACAAGAACGAGAAATTCTTGAAGTTTGTCAAGCGTTCCAACCCCAACTTAACATTGGTCGAAGTCTACGAGGACTTCGTCGAGATGGTGGGCGGGGCAGAGGCCGAAGCTATCGCCAAGATTCAGTCGAATATCGACCGGTCAACGTCAAGCGGGAGAGCCAAGGGTGACGCATCAGGTGGGACTCATGGGCTCACTTCCCGACAACAGCAGTTGGCTGAAGAAAACGGCATGACATTTAAAGAATATGCTGACATGCTCAGTTTAGTAAAACGATAAAGGAGTGAATAACATGTTTGAATACGCTTACGATTTATCCGGATGCGCATATCCGGTTCAAGGCACTCACGATGTGCTTGACGCAAACGACATCAGAAAAGGTGAACTGATTAAACTACTCGCCCCTGCGGCCTCTGTATTGGGCGGGAGGGTGACAAGTCTTACCGCTACCTACACCTCGATTGCAGGTGTGGCCGCCGAGGATAAGGTTGCCAATGACGGCAAAACATTGATGACGATTTATGAAAGCCCCACCGCAGTGTTTAGAGTTGACGCTATTGTCACCGCAGCACTGACCGCCGCCTCCGGTGCTGGCACATGGGGAAGCACAGACCTTATTTCCGGCACCACTACCGGGAGTGATGGACTTCTCAATGGTGGCAAGATTAAGATTAAAGCCAAGGCCGCAGCTTCAACGATGACCAAGAATGTCGGTGACGTTATTAATATCACCGCTTATGATGCAGAGAATTCAACCAACGGCATTATCACCGTAGCTGTTGGCACACCTATCACCGGTGATACAGCTTACCTGTTCCCGCCTGTAGGTGGTAAATTCATCCTCCCCAAGCCGACTGATACCGACCACAATATGGGTATCGCTATCCCGGCTGCCAGTGTTGCCGCAGGCACCTGCCTCCTGGTTGTAGGCCATGACCTGGAGAATAATAAAGTGTTAGTGAAAATAGCCGCTAACGTCCATCAGTTCGCAGGCCACGCATAAAAAGACACTCTCGGGTGTCTTTTTTAATTCTTAAACAAGAAAGGATGATTATAAATGTTAGACGTTTTAACATGGGCAGATGACATGTACCCCATAGTCTTGAAGAGATTTCAAGACAGGTACGATAAAAGAACCGACCTCATCAAGAGTGTAATCGGCTATCAGGGTCTTAAAACCAGCAATCAATATGCTGATGAAGGTATCGGCGGGTATGGTTATGTCCCTGATTACAACGGCACACTGATCACTGAGTTGAACCAAAAGAGGGGCTTCAAAAAGACTTACACCCCGAAAGAGAAAGCTGCCAAGGCTACCGTGCATTACAAATATGCCAAGGTAGACCAATCCGGTGAAGCTAAAAAAGCCGGTAACAAGATGGCTGACTCCCTGGCAATGACCCAGGTGAGGGACTTTTACAACCTGTTTGCCAACGGTTGGAACGCCTCTTACACAGGGTCAGACAACAAACCCCTGTTTGCCAGCGACCATCCCATAAACAACGAAACCGGGGCAGGTACATTCTCGAACACCGGGACAAGTTTATTTACTATCTCGGCTATCACCGCATCCCAGACAGCCGCACAAAGATTCATTACCTTCGACGGTTTGCCGTTCGACTGTGATTTCAACCTCTGCCTGATTTCACCGGAACTTGAGCCGAAGGCCAAAGAGTTCTTTGGCAAAGAAGCCGTATTGATTCCTGAGAGCGCAGAGAATGGCGCAAACCCTGTGCATGGCATGAGGTACATCGTTATCAAAGGCTTCACCGCCAAACAATGGGCTGTTGCCGATTCCCTTCTCTTGAAGGAATACGCCAAGATTGTTGAGATCACCGCACCTATGGTAATCCCGAATAAACCTGACAACCCGCTTATCCAGGAGTACATCGGGTACATGGATTACGTAATGGGCTGGAGTGATTCAAGAATGATTATAGGCCATAATCCGGCGTAACCTTGACACACAAGGCTTTTAGGGCGTAATCAATTAAGATAATTTTGAACTTAATGGTTGCGCCCTCATTCTTTTATAAGGAGGTAAAAACATGTCTGGATTAGACGGAAAAGGGACTAATTACCCCAATGGAGTAGATATTCCTGCCGGTAAATTTTTCATCGACGAAACCGCTGTAACCTCAACCGCTGCCGAGATAAACAACCTCGCCGGAGTAACGGCAGGCACTGTAACAGCAGGCAAGGCGGTAGTCGTAGATGCGAATAAACGTGCGGACGCTTTAACCGTTGGCACCTTAAGTTTAGGTGCTGGCGCCGGAACCTCGGTTACCTCAACCGCAGCAGAACTAAATACGCTTGCCGGGGTAACGGCTGGAACGGCATCCGCGAGTAAAGCGCTGGTGCTTGGCGCATCTAAAGAGATTGCTACCATTACCACCGCAACAATAACCACACTCAATGCTACCAATGTTGATGCTGGCGCATCTGGCGTAGCAGGAACCGTGGATGTGTTTCCAGCCACCGCTGCCAAGGGCAAGCTCACGCTGTCCGTCGCAGACCAGACTGGGGATACCACAGTAACAGTGAGGGCTAACGCAATGGGGCAGGCAACTCAGGTTAATATCGCCGACCCTGGAGCGGCTGCGTCGTATGTGGCGCAATCAACTGCCGCACTCACTTTGGCAGAGGTTGATGTGTTGGATGGTGTAGTCGCTGGTACGGCATCCGCAAGCAAGGCAGCTGTCCTTGGTGCTACTAAGAACCTGGATACACTAAGCGTTGCCACTCTCTTGGCTACTACTTCTGCCACGGTTGGGGGTGGAACCGCAATCACCAAGATTGTTGTCTACAGCCAAAGCCTTGATGTGGCATCCGTAGCCGCAAACACTACTGCGGAACAGACGTTCACTGTGACTGGTTTGACGACCGCAGATAAGGTGTTCGTCAACAAGCCTTCACTTTCTGCTGGTCTGGGTATCGTCAATGCCAGGGTTTCTGCGGCAGATACCCTTGCCATCACATTCGTGAACGCCACAGGAACAGCAATTGACCCAGCCGCTGAGACGTACGCCATTGTTGCGCTGAGAAGCTAAAAGCACCGGTGCGGGTGACGATTTGTTCGCAACCGGTTTTGACCTAACCAGTACAGCAAACACACCCGTAACCAAAACAGCGGTGACGACTGCAGCAGGAACATTGGACGCAGGTGACGCAGTAACAATGGAATGGGTATAAAGGGGCTTAATTAGCCCCTTTAATATTTTTTATGCTCAATCGCGAAGAGCATAAGAGAAGGAAGGTGTATAAAATGAGTTACTTGGTAGATGAAGAAGGTAATGCAATAAACAAAAACAATGGATTACATGTTCAAGTAACGGGAAGTAATGTTCCAGAAGCAACTCCAATTCCAAATAAGTCAACTACCACTTATTTTGATTATCAGTTATTGCCTTATAGGGTTTGTGCGGTTAATGGCACAACTTTATTTGCAAGCACAGTAAACCCGCCTTACAGGCTGTATAAAAGTACAGATTGCGGTGACTCATGGGTTGCACTTGCGTCTTTACCTGCCAATACAGTAAACGGGTTTTTAACTGATTCAGGAAAACTTATCTTATTCACATCAAACAACAAACTTATATATTCAGGCGATGACGGAGTTACAGTACAAGAAATAATGGCAAGTGTCTATGCCCCTTTGCAACACGGAATTGATGGCAACGGGGACACTGTTATTTTTGGAGAGTACACTACCGCTTCCCCGGTCACTTTAAACGTTTATAAAAGTACAGATGGAGGGGCAACCTGGAATGCTGTATTAACCAAAAACGCACCTGGCGATATAAGACATTTCCACACTGTTAAGTATTTCCGCGAACACAATATTTGGTATCTTACCAGTGGCGACAGTGACGCACAAACAAAATGGTGGACCGGTGGAACAGACGGAGCGACATGGACCGAGGTAGCAGGGAACGTGGCGGTACCGTGGCGTACAGTTGGATTGGCTAGCAC